TTACTCTTCTTTTCGACGCATTTGTCCCAACCATGTACAGAAAACTTTACCCTCTGCTGCATCAGGATCTTCCATATATGCTTTAGCCATTTTTACATACGTTCCTACATCACTGCCTAAGACATCGGCGTAGTCACTATGCATCATATTCATTACATAATAGAAGTCAGCCTTTTCTTTGATATCATGCTTGGCAGCAAGAGAATTTGTTTGCTCCATGCTCCAGTGCTCACCATGAGTACCATCGACATTTTTCATATGAGAAACAGCTTTCTCCGCTAAACGGTCATCAAAGTGCGGGCCGCAGATCAAGCAATGGATTTTGTACATAGCTCCATAAAATTCATCGGGGCAATGCTTTTTAATTCTCTCAAGAGCTTCGCTGATTATTTCAACAAGCTCTTTTTCTTTTTCCCGATCACCGGCAATCTTTTCAAGGTATTCCACGTACTTATGCATCTTTGCTCACCGCCTTTTTGCTCTCTGCTACAGCAGCAGTAGGCGTAACAGGCACAGGCAAGCTTGCTACAGCACCGCAGTTATATGCGCAGATATAGCCGCAAATAAGCACAAATGAGCTAGTATCTGCTGCTACCTTCAAAATATAATTTCTGCGTGTTCTTATCTGATTAGCATATAAATGATGACCGCATTTGCGTAGTACCGGGTACTGCGTTGCTGCCGTACCGATTTGAATTACTACCGGCATCAAATTTGTCGCTGTAGAAGGAATATCTTGAGCTACTCGGATAACGTAGTTCTCACAATTTACATAAGTTCCTTCCGGAATAGTTAATACCAGATTATCCCCGGTAACCGCTACATCGGTTGTTAAAATCGTCCTGAAATTACACGTTGCCATTTTTATTTCATCTCCTTAATAAAAAACAGGGAAGCGTGACAGCTCCCCTGTTAATAGTCACGCTTTAAGCGGAATTACACGGTGCCACAACCGCCACAGCCATAAACACCGGTTGCAGATTGATACGGGCTGCAAGTGATGTAAGCCGGTTGCGGGAACGGACGTACCGCATTAATGATGTTAGAAGTCTGAGCCAAAGTTCCAAGTTGCAGCTGAGCAGCTTGCAGTTGGTCACGCAGTTCCTGCATAACATTCGCAGTCATTAATGCGCGAGTTGCTTCACCTTCCGCATGAATAGCAGAGGTAATGTCACAAGTGTTTTTAGCATTCTCATAACGAACCGCGTCAATGTTGCGATTGGTTTCGCAGCAGCACTGTTGAGCAGCGAAGGTGGACTGAGCAATAGCAGCCTGAACACCGCCGAAGCCTTGACATAAGTCTTTTTGAATACCGAAGTTTTGATTTGCGAGTTGATTAAAACCACGATCTAAAGTACTATTCAGATTGGTATAAAGAAATTCATTAGTCAAAGTATTTACGGCACCATTAGCGCCGCCTCCGAAACCACCGAATCCACCGCCGCCCCAGGCAAGCAGGAAGAATAACATTACTACCCACATCCAGCCGCCGCCAAACCCGGCGCCGTCTGCTGCTGCGGTACGGTTATTCAGATCATATACAGGCATTACGCCACTACCTTCCATAGTCATATAGAACATCTCCTTTAAATTTATTGTTTAAAATCATCTGGTGGCCACCGATCAGATTTTAATACCGAATTGAGAAAGCATTTGCTGAGCTTGCTGCGGATCAATACCACGTTGTTTTGCAAGATTCATAACAGTTTCTTTTAGCTGCTCAGGCGACTTACCTTGTGCCATTTCCATAGCACGCCCGAACATAGGGTTATTACCAAACATTTGCTGCATCATACCCATAGGATTATTGCTGCCCTTGATTTGGTTAAACATTTGCATCATTGTCAACGGATTCATTTGCACTTACTGTCTCCCCCTTCACATATCGTTCTAAAGAATTTACTTTTTGCTGCAGAGCTTCAACTAATTCCGCATCAGCGTATCTCTTCGGAACCGGCTCTTTTTCAAGCGACAATTTATAATTTTGTATTACCGGCATCCCATTCATATCAATATACTTTGCATATATGCAGCTGTCTGCCGGGCAAGGAAAATATGTAAGGCTTCCATCCAAATCAATTTGAGCAGCCTTTACTTCGTCTAAGCTGGCTACTGTACGTCCTTTCATCATCAAAGGCATAGGTGGCTGCGGTACAAACTGCTGTGGCTGATATGTAGACATCTGCGGCATTTGTGATTGGTAATTGGCTAAACGCTGCTGTGTCACTCCCGCCATTGCAGGATTTACAGGAGCGTAGGGATTTATTCCATACATTGTTATCGCCTCCGTTTCTTACTTAAATTATCGCTTAAATCAGCCTTTATAATCCGTCAACATTCCTTCATATTTCCCTCACCAAGACATAAAAAATAAGGCAGTCACACTTATCATGTGACCGCCTTTAATACTCTCTTAACCGAATTATACGCCTGCCGCAAATCTCTTTCGACCGTTTGCACTGACGTATCTATTCGCATTGCTATTTGATAATTTTTGAGATCGTGAATAAACTTCAGTTCAATAATTTCCATCTGCCGTGGCGTTAACTTGGCTTCCTGGATTATTGCTTCAAATTCCTTACGGGTAGATCGAGAAAGCCAATCTCTTGCCTGCAATCGGCAATTATCCATATAATCACCTGCTCGCTGCTATCGCTCCAACTAATGCCCCTCCGATAAATCCCCATAAAGCCTTTTGTTTTTGCTTAAGCTCACTTTTGGATTGTTCTTTCTTTATTTGCTCGCTCAACGTCTGCAAGGATTTGTTTTGCTCTGCTATTGTTTTTTTGGAGTTCAATAATGATTCCTGCGCACTCGTTAGCTCGCTTTTGATTTTCTGATAGGATAAACGCTGCTCTTCGATTAGCTTCTTCAGCTCGCTCGAGTTCATCTCCTGCACTGCCGACATGTTCGACAGCTCGGTCAATAGATTCTCCTGTCTGTTTATTATCGTCTGTAATTCGTTGAACTGTTCCCGAGACATCGTTATTGTCTCCGGAAGTTCCTCCGCAGAACATACAGCAGGCAGCGATACAAGCAATAATAATGACCACAATAATCCAATACCGATGATTATATATTTTTTCATACACGATTTTCACTCCATGTATATTATTTTCCTGTTTTTACAGTCATATTAGCCACGTGCGCCGTTTTAGACCGTTGCCTTACTATTTTCTTTTGCAACAGTTCTTTCTCGGCGCACAAGCTGAATATGAGCAAAGTTATTTCGAGATCACAGACCGAACCAGCTATGCATAGCTCCCAAAGCAAAGCCCAGCACCAGGATCGCAAAGCATACCCCCGGCTGCTCTTTTACTACAATTGCCGCCTCTTTCAAAAAAGTCATTACTTTTCTCATTACCATTCGCCTCCTTTCAATCGAATATTTTTGTACGTTTTTCGCGAATATTTTATCGAATAAAATACTCAAAATAGCGCATTTCTATTTAACACCTTTATTCAGTAAACATATTGCCTATATACCTTTAAAACTACCTTCAAATTAAAGGTATTGCATTTTCTACAACAACTACTTTTACCAGTTTTGCTGCCACCAGATAGCCTTGCCACGAATAACATCACCGCCTAGCTTTAGCACGCCGTCGCCTGGTATATCTGGTAATTTCCATAAATCCCAACGCTCAAAAGTCGTTGCCGGGCCATAATCATCTAAGTCTGCTGCTTCTGCATGCGTCATTACGGTATCGGCATTAATGTCCAATCCAAGCTCCTCACACAATACAGCTACAACTTTCGCCATACTATCTATCTGCAACTCTGTCGGTGGTACATTTCCAAAATCGACACGACCATCAGCATAAGCTACAGCATCTACACAGCAAGCTAAAGCAATCCCAATAGCTCTAGAATTGCGCCGCCATGTATGAGCTTTATATTCTGTCAAATCATCTGTGGTCGCCATAATGGCGCCGTCGCTGTCAATGTTTAGGTGATAGTCACTAAAAAACTGGTGATAATTACCAGCTGACCAGTGTAGATAGATCTTATCAATATTACCTCTAGCTCTTTTAGCTAACTGTCGCAGCTCATCTAAAGTGATTCTTTTTGTCACCATTGCTCTCAATCTCCTTTTCTAAATTGTCAGGCACTCCATCACCGTCTTTATCGACCAAACTCGTAGCGATAAAGGTCACAAATGCGACCATAGCGGGGCCTGTAATCTCACGTATCAGCGCCAGCAAGTCGGACATAACAATCTTGTTTAACCACAGCCACATGTAAAGCCAAGCTGCATAATAAGTAAAGACCAGCAAAATGACTGCAATAAAATAGCCTACAATGACCGCCATTATTTTTGGCGACATTGAGGCTACTTTATTTCTAGCACTGACTATTAAGTTTTTTATTTTCTCAAACATGAATATCACTTATCCTTACATGCACAGTTATTACATTTGTTTTCGACCAACAGTAACCGTTCACCAACTTCATCAATCCTGTTATGTGCAGATCTTGCCCTCTGATCTACTTTTGCAATCTCAATCTGCATATTTGTAGCTTTGGTCTGTTCTTCTTTTATTGTATTTAACAAAGCATCAACAGTTTTCTGCAGATTTTCTATTGCCGTTGACAACGGAGAAATTATCCATATCTTAAACACAAAGCCAGCGATACCAAATAAAAAACTAAAAATTGTTATTGCGGCCATTACTGTTTCTACCATCTTTGCACCGCCTAATCTAAAATAATCGCATCCAATTCCTCTTTGCTTTGAGCTGCATTTACTTCAGCCTGTTTACTCCATCCTGCTTGCTTACAAGTACCTATATGGGTAGATAAATCAGCGCACCACTCGAGCACCTGTTCCGGCGTAAGATAGAATATCGTTTTGTCAGCACTTCCATCTGTGTAACCACGCACAGGGCAGCCTGCAGGATACTCTACAGCAAAGCGATCAGTATTTACGTTCAAGGCTATACCCTGCATTGTAAGCTGTGTATCCTTGTCGCTGTCGTAACGGACAAGTTCTCCACTACATTCAGACGTAAAACCGCCGGTGATTTTTCCTTCTGTCCAAGCGTCTACCTCTGCCAGTTTATTTGCCTTCAGTTCTTCTAAGTCAGGCGTAGGAGGTTCATATATACTATAACTTCCATCAGATTTACGTATATACTCATGACCATCAATATTACCGACAATAAGCTGATAATCTTCTTCTGGAATTTGTACAAAACCTTTTTCAAGCAGTTCTGTAATTTCTTCCTGTGTTTTTTCTTCGGCGACATAGGTTTCCCCACGTCTACCGGTTTCATCGAATTTAATTAAGTAAGTCATATAGTTCTCCTTTTCATAGAAAATACCACTGGCTTCACCATCCAGTGGGGCGATACAACTACCTTTCCTCGCACTTTTACAACAGCGTTTCAGGTTGTAATGCAAACTAATAACAATAAAGGTGAACCATTATATAAGAACCAAGTAACTGTAACATCTATCTATAACAATGGTTTCACCATTGGATCACCAGGACAAGGACAAAGGTATGTAGCGTTTGGCATAAGTTAAGTCAAGCCACAAGCATAAAGCCTACAAGGCTGTGAACCGCTCCAGCGATCATCATTGTAACCATTACCTAGGCAAAAACTAATACTGGTATTACTAACACCTGTAACAAATGTTTCGCAGTTGCTGGACGCTATAACATTTGCATAATACAAAGTTGAAAAACTTCTAGGATAAGTAATGCTTCTATATGTAGCATCAGTATTCCCTACCCACCACTGGATGGTGAAGCCAGTGGTATTTTCTCGTGCCCAACCTGCTGTCCCATTTGAAACAGTCCAACCAGAACCTATGCTTGAGCTACAAGCTGTAAAAGTTCCGTTATTCAGATACACCGGCGTGTTGCTGTTCCCCACAGTACTATTACTCGCAGTTGCCGTACCTGCATTAAGATAAATTGCCTTTACACCACTGCCTACAGTGCTGCTTCCGAGTTTTGTTGCAGTAGTCGCATTAGCTACATTGTTAATGGTAATAGTACTAGTTGTACCATCATTCTTTGTTATAGTAATCGTTGCATCAGAGTTACTCAGACCTGATAGTGATGCATTGATTGCAGCTCTTATTTTTTCAACTGTTACTAATCCCTCAAGTCCCATTTTTCCTCACCTCAAATCGTCAGAATAAAGCCGGCAAACTTTTCCGTACTTTGAATTATAATATTACTGCCACTTTCAACGGCGTCAACCATAACACTCTCATATGTACTGCCGTTAGTTCTATACATGCCGAGGAAGTGTTTTCCTGACGCCGCTAAAGTAAATGGATAATAGCCGTCTGATAATGTTCCCCAGTTAGCACTGCTTGCTGTAAATTCAGTTTTGAGTACTGTAGCAGCGGAAGAAGGTGGAGTGTAACCTAACGCCGCCGTAACATTAGCTTTAGTTAAACTAATTGTGCCGGCTGTATTCGTAATGTTAGAACCTACTTTAACACCGCCCAACACGCTTGCCGTAGCAGTAGGAAGTGTGTAGTTATTTGCTCCAGCTGCAATGCCGTCTAACTTGGTTTTATCTGCAGAAGCCATTAAGCCGTTTGCGGTAGTGGTAGCTACAGAATAAGTAGTATCGGTAAATAATGCGTTAGCCGGTACTGATTTACCAAGAGAATATGTCGTAGCTACAGGAACGCCATTAGAAAAGAATACCGGCTGTGTTGCTGAGCCAGCAGAAGTAGTCAACTTAGCAGCCGCTGCCGCAGTTTCTGTCTTTCCAAGTTTGTTTGCTATAGCTTCATTCATAGCTGCTGCACCAGTTTTATCTTCTGCAATGTAATCCGCAATTTCTTTTAGCGTATCATAAGTAGCAGGAGCACCATCAATCAGTTCATCTTTTACTGCAGTCTTTGCCGCTTCAATAGCACTGTTCATAGCAGTAGTAGTTGCATAATTGGCAGCAGCTACTCCACCTAATTTACTACTGTCAGCAGCAGTTTCTGTTTTACCGAGCTTACCAGTATCTAACGCTTTAAAATTAGCGTTTATCGCAGCATCTCTTTCACGCTGCGTTCCAGTTCCAATTTTTTCTACAGTCATTGTAAATAACCTCCATCCAAAATTATTTTTCCTGTGAACGCTTCGCTCACATTTATAACAACGTTACCGTTATTATCTACGCCGGTATTAGCATAATAAGGATAGCTAACACCATCAATGATTTTTGTTAAGCTGACAATGATAGGCCTGCTCCCTGCCTGGTGTTCCTCGGCAGATATGGTCAGTACATAATCACTGCCAACCTCTGTAAAATCTTCTTCAGTAAAATTTTTGATATATACTTTGTCACCGGTTTTCTTAGTCAGCGACGCCAGTATAACGATGCCTGCAAACCTTTCAGGAACTTCAATGATTACATTTACGGCGTCCATATATACGCCGGTAAGCACCATTTCATACTGCGGCTTTTTGACTTCCTTATAGACGCCAATAAGTCTGCTGTTCCCCATTGCCATAGTAAGACGCCACATACCATTGCTTTCAGTCCATCTGCTATCTGATGCCGTAAACTCTTTTGTTATAGTGCCGCTTTCAAAACGAAGTAAAATATCTTCTGCACGCTCTGCTGCGTCTTCTGCTTTTTCTGCATCTTCCTTAGCAGATCCAGCACTTTCTGCTGCTGCCGTTTCAGACTTCTTTGCAGATTCTGCACTCGCCTGTGCCTGCTCCATAGCAAATTTAGGATTAGGCCCAGCAATAAGTTTTTTACCGGTTTCATCCCAATAAAAACTCTCATTTGGCATTGGCTGTGGCAGAACTGTAGAAATATCTTTAGGCGCTGAATCTGATAAACGAATTGCTCTCGTTACACCGTCCCACAGCTGTTGGCAAATTATCGTTAGTTTATCCAATGCCGCTTCGATAACATTAAATGGCCAATGAGTATCCAACTGAGATTCCTGTGTTATAGGAACCTCACGATATAAAACAAGCTGCCACCCTTCAGGTAATATTGGTGGTCGTTCTGCCTCTGGTGGTTCTGCTCCCGGAGAATAGCCAGGATAAAACACTACTGACTTCTCCATATCAACGAAATAATCTTTGGTTAAAACAGTTTCTTTTAAATCAGGACCAACAAGTACTACATTAATATCGGTCTTTTCCAATATCTTAAAAGAATATCCAAACTCTGTAGCAACTCCATTCCCATTGTATGTAATCCTATTTTCACTGCTGCCTATCAAAGTTTTCCCTCCTTCCAAATAAAAAAGCGCCTACCGAAGTAAGCGCTTTCTATTAAATTCTAACTAACTTATGATACTATTTTATCATGTCAATATGTCGCCAAGTGTCGCCAAAAATATAACCGCCTCCGCTATCAAACCCAATAACCTTACATTAATATTTTAACTCCGTTTTATAGGCGTTTTGTCGGAAACTTTTTATTTTTCTTTCTTCTTTGAAATAAGATTAAATAACTAAACTAAAATTGACAAACTATTATAGTTCTAGTACTATAATAGTAAAGATAATTGAATTTACCAATTTATAATATAATGAATACATGGAGGTGGTATATGTGTGGACTGAAACATGTGGATTATTAGAAGGTAAAAAAAATATACTTTCAACAGAGAACAAACCATCCCAAAAAACAATTAATAATGACAATAATGATAACAACAAAAAAAACGACAAAACACAAAAATAAAGAGCGGATATCCGCTCTTTATTTTTTTAACAATTATTATCTATTCTATAGTTTTTCTCTTGATTATACCACTTATTATAAAGTTTTATGATTTCTGTATAATATTTTCTTGCTGGATCATCATTTTTATAGGCGTTTTGTCGGAAACTTTTTATTTTTCTCGTCCATCTGAAATAAAATATTCAAAATACTATCTTCTTGAATGCCTAGCCTCTCTAATTTGAGTTCTACTTGACCTTGCTTTTTAGAGTAAAGCCTTATTGCATTAGCAAGCTCTGAAACGGCAGCGTTATTACATAAACAATCCAACCCATCAAGCAAATCATCTAACCAATCATTATAAATATTCCATTCTTCAAGATAGTCTTTTACATCATTCGACGAACATTCCATTTTATGATCACTGCTTTCATTTATATATTTTGCTTCAAACTCATTTCGATTCATATTTTTTACCACGTGTATAAATCTGGCGACAGCTTCTACTTTATCGTCAGGGCACGACGATCTATTTCCGTTCATGGTATATCCTCCTTGATATACCAGCCGAAAACTGCTATACTATTGTTATCAGCTTCGGCTGGTGCTTGAAACACTCGCTATACTTTCCACGGTGCGGCGGGTGTTTCTTATTTTATATTACGCTCCTACTTTTTTATTATCAATAATACTTTGTATTACTGGAATTACCTTCCTATAATATCTAAACGATTCTACCTGTTTTTGACAATGGCGTGATTTGTCATAAAAATATTTACCATATTCCGCAGTTTTTAAATTATGCTGGTTAGCAATTCTGCCAACCATATTACCGCTAATACCCAATTCTTTGCCAACCTCATCTGCAGATAGAGTGTTTTCATTTATAGCCTGCATCGGCAATAATGGTACACCACTTAAGGCCTCTGCCGCTTTCTGTTGGCAGATATGCTTGTACTCGCTAATATCTGTCATCTGAGCTACTTTAAGAAAAGTTGATGCTACTCTTGCCCTACTGTTATTTAAGCGGGCTTCTACTTCTCTAGCTTTGATATCCTGATTTGCAGAATACGATCCAGTTTTGCGAATCGCAGGAAGTATTTCGCTTGTTACCCAGCGTTTGAATTTCTTTGCGGCAGGTAGCTTACTATATAGAATCAATGAGTATAATCCGCTTTCGTTAATAAGTGTCTGCTCTCTCGCTTGACCTGCGGTACGGATTTGGTACTTTAGCCTATCTTCTTCATCAACATGGACGTTAATATCACGGCTGCCATTTTTATACCCCAAAATATCAGCAACATCTTTGCCTACAAACCACGGCTCATTATTTTTTTCAATTATTCTAACTTTACCAAAAGCTTCGTTTTCAAAAATCTTCAGTTCGTTTTTCATAAAAATACATCCTTTCAATTTTAATTTGAAAGAATGTTCAATATATGATAAACTGTTAAAAGAATGATGTTTATCTTGAACATTCTTTCAGTGTGAAACTACCATTGTTCCGCCAAGAACTATTTGATGGTAGTTTCTTTTTTTGTTTCATCAAGCAAGTTAGGATACTTATTTAACAAATCATCATATACTAACCCCTTGACATAGCCAGCAATACTAATTCCAACTTTTGTGCAGTGGTATCTAAGTACTGCTCCAAGATCATCTTTAAAATCAATTGTTGGCCTCATTTTCAATCCTCCTTTCTCGTTTCATCGCTTTAATTTTAACGTAATTCGTTAGTTATGTCAATATACGTCTTTATGTTCTTTGAGAAAAATATTGTGTATTATAATTATTATTGTTATAATTGCGTCAGGTGGTGATTAATATGTCTTTCAGTGAAAATTTAAAGAAACTCCGTGAAGCCAAGGGTATGACCCAAAAAGATTTGGCTACAAAGTTAGGAGTATCCTCGAGAATTGTTAGTTACTACGAAACTGGAAAAAGTATTCCTAGCGATCCAGAATTATTAAAAAAGCTTGTAGAATTATTTAATGTAACTTTAGATTATCTGCTTTTAGATACTCAATCAAAGTCTGACTCTAAAGTCTATAAATTAGTAGAAAAATTGATATACGATACACAGAACTCTTTGGTTCACTGGGATATCTTCCCCAAAGTTGAAAGTGTTCCATTCATAAAAAAGATACCTGAAGACTTAAAAGAAGAAATAATGGTCTTGGATGACAATGGAGATCCAGTTTCCTTAGATAAAAACAAACATTTTAATTCAACACATCCAATCATGAATGATTTTATTTTGAACTTTTTCCCTCAATTTAATGATTATGATTTTTTGGAACATGAATCATATTTTGCTGAAATTGACCCTATTTCACAGAATGGTTATTTGCTTTTCAAATTTTTCAGAGATAGTGAAGTAGTAATCGGACTTTTTGCTTATATTTCAGGTCGGTTTAAATTCATTACAGATTCAAAAAAACATTCTATTATTGATGATTTATATATAATAGTGGACAATCAAGATAATGACTTGAATAAGTTCATAGAGGAATACCTTAATAAACCTTAACTTTAAAACAGCCCGTAGGCTGTTTTATTTTTTATTATGAACATGTTATAATTGTGGAAATATTAAGCTACGAATGATTGCTTTTACAAAACGCTAAAAATTCATACTATATATTAATTTATCAAAAATGCACGAATTAAAATCATTTGTAAAAATTGACGTCTATGCATGAATACGTATTATATTAAAGAAGGACAATATATGACATATTTTAATTTTATTTACACAACTATAAGCAATATAATCGTTTTATTCTTTACAATTGTTTTCATTATGATTGCATATGCAGTTGTATTTTGGTTACCCACAGATTCAGTACCAAACAAAATAAAATCAATTGTACATTCAAAGTTCTTTTATTCCACAAGTTTGATTATTTTTTTATTATTTTTGTTCCCTTATAAAAATTTTGATGGTACCTTTTCAAAAATAATAGTTGGATATATGTTTAATGCTCTTTTTATTATTGAACTAATATATCAATTAGCATTAACGATGGCAGTTATATCAATACCTACATTTTTTTCTTTCATCTCTTTTCAAAATACTTAATTCGCAATATTAATTCCCCTTTAATAGAGGAAACGATGCGCTTAGTTAAAGTCATCTCCTTGATATTAATTTTCATATATTTATTATTAATGAGACCATCTCACTTTTCTTCATTTCCACATTAAAATAAACTAACTAGTAACTGCAGCAGCAAATACTTTTAAACCGCCCCAGAATTGGGGCGGTTATTTTTATTCTTTTAAACTATACTTCTCATTTGCCATGGTAGCAATCCTTATAATATCCTGTTGATACTTATCCATCTGTGTACGTTTTTCCTGTGCAGACAACTTAGGATTATTAAGTATTGTCTTCCGCTTCTTATTAAGCGCACGCACTTTTTTCATTGCATTTTTTAAATTATTCCAGTTTTTAGCATTTTTACCTAACTTACCATAAGCGTTAAACTCTTTACTGGTATCATTATAAAGCTGGTAAAAATCCTCTATATTCTGGCTTCGCTTACCCGGCGTATACCCAAAACGACCAATCACAGGCTGTTCATTCATATATTTAGCAGGCAACTCATTTTCACGCCCCAAAGCATAATCGCCGATCATAGCATTTAAAGTAACTGCCCCAGTAGCACCTACATTCTGAATCAAGTTATCAATTTTCTTCGGAGAAACATTCAGTGCCTGACCAAGTTTTATTGCAGTCATGCTTGTATAAATATCATATTGTTCTCTATCTGGTAGATTCTGCAAACTTACAGGTACAACATTCTTTTCTGTAAAGAAATTATAAGATGACTGCCATTCTAAAAACGGTTTCATAAAAGCAGGAACATAATCAGGCAGCATTGTATCAAGAGTATTAGAAGCCCATTTATTCATTGCATCTGGATTATCATCAAGTAGTTTACTAAGTCCTCTTTTTAATCCGCCAGATAAAAATGCAACTTCCTGCGGTAATGGAGTTTTTACTATTTCATCACCAACTCTGGCAATAAAATAATTGTCCCTAATATCCTGCGGAACATCTTGATACCAGTCCTCATCATGAAACGCCAACCATTCAAATAAAGCAGGTAATATTATTGCTGTCCCTACTCTGGCACCTAAACGCACAGGGTGAGCCTTAACCTCTCTAATGAGCCTGTCAGTACCCTGAATAGCCGCATTAAAGAACGGAACATATCTATTATATTTTCTCGCTAAACTCCCGCCTCTGCTAAAGTCTGTAGTTATTTCTTTCGCTTCCAATCCAACTTCCTGAATACTTTTTCCTTTTCTGCGTCCTGCAGCAAATTCACCTAATCTGGCAGCTTCTTCAAGAGATTGGTTTAGCTTTTGAAAAGCTTTATAAACCATTGTGCCTTGCTTTATACCAGGAGTTTCTTGCAGCTTCTGCCATTTTAAGCTTGCTCTATCTGTAGAAATACGTGTCGTCATCGGTACACCAGCCGCTTCAAACTCTCTATACAGGCTGCTTTTTTTATGATAATTACTTCGCAATGCTTCCCAAAGTCCATACATCGTATTGCCAATTGGTTCAATAACAGGAATCGTTGTATTATTAGAATATAAAACAGAAGTCAAAGTATCTCTGGCAAGGTTAAAAATACCAAAAGCCGGTGTTCCAGTTGCACCAGCACGCATAACTTCGGCTGGTGTCATAAATACTTTTTCAACAATATTAAATGTTGGCAAACTTAAATTAACCATTGCATCATATAGTTCTGGTGCCGTTTGATATGATTTCTTTTCGCCGTTTTCCCATACAGTAAACACAAAATTCTCTGGTGATCCTTTACCTTCTAAATCTGGCCTTTCTTCTAAGTAACGTCCAATCCCTTCTACATCCTTTAGTCTTGATAATGCCAGTCCTACTTTATTTCGTTCGGCAGCATCTATAGACTTCTGTGTATAGGCAATTAAACTGTCTAATGGGTCAATGACATTCCATTCTCCACCATATTCAACTAAATCTTTTATTGGATTTGCGACATTGGCAAGTCCATTCTTTGGTTTGTAACCTGGAATATTTTTTGCATCCTCAAGTGTTCTATCTCTATACATAGGAACATAATTCTTGTATTTATCAGATAAAATTTTATGTTGTTTTTCACTTATAATATCAGCATCTTCCAATATAGATAAAACATTATCAAAATGCTGATAAACCTTCTCTGATGCAGCGGCAAATTCCTTCGGAGCATTTTCTACAATACTTACTGCAACATTCTTCTCCATAGGTCCATTATATTCTTTATGAATATTTTGTAATTCAAGTTGCCGTTTAGCAGCTAAATATGTAGAAAATGCCTGCCTGTTATCCTTATAACCATTACTGCGCAGGTAATCCTTAGGAAACCGCACACTATCCACATCTTTTAAAATATCCTGCAATGTAACAGCATACTTTAATTTATTATTGTAGACTTTATTTAAAGCCTCAATAACATCTGCAGGTCTGCCCTTATCATCTAAAAGCATTGTAGCCCTTGCTTTTGAGCTGCTTGCAGCACTTCTTGCGAGCAAATAAGGGTTATCTTCATATGATAACTCTTTCCCAGTTTTTTCAACAACAGCTTCAACAAATTTATTTATAGGGTCTTTGTCATCAACTGCATATTTATATGCCTCTGCAAAAACATCTTCTGCTTTTTGAGCCATATTTTTTAAGTTTAAATCATCCTCAAAAGATATGGATGCTCTTGCCCTTGCTTGATCGCTTTGCAGAGAATAACGATGCATTACATCAGCAAGCCTGTCAAACTTTTTAGCCAAATCTTTATTATTCGGGTTACCTAATGCTTGAATAAAATTTTTATAATACTTAGGGAAATTCCGTTCTGCCATTTCCGGATCAGCAAATATTTGCCGTGTAAATTCAGCAATACCCTCTGCACGTTTTTCGGCATTAGTATATTCTCTAAATATACTGTTATCACCCCATACTTTTTCTGCTCCAGCTATAAGTTCCGCATCACTGCCCTTAACTCCTAATTTTTTATCTAAAAAATGACCTATTTCATGTGAGTATGTGGCATAATCAGCAAAAGTCCTGCTCCTGACAACTTCTGGCCCAACTTTAAACAACCCTTCATATTTTTCACCAACGCCTCCAATACGAACTGGAACGATTGCATTGAAAGCAGCTTCAACCTCTTTTCTAGTAACCGGCTTAATTTCATCTCCGCTTCTAGTTCGTCCAGATCTACCAAAAGTAACTTCTTCTCCAGTTGACTTATTTCCCAAAGAATATTGTTCTGTCTTTCTATTTTTTAAGTTGACAAAGTCTTTTTCAGTGGGTATATTTAAGGTAAGAGAACTGTCGACTGCTCTTTCCAACATTGGGTATTCGTCCCTTGCGGATTTGAGCCATTCGGCAGTTTTTCCTTTATTTATATACCGCAATCTGCCAGCACTTACATTATCTTCATACCATTTAGTGGCCTGTTGCTTAGTAAATTTATCCTCTTTTCCGAAAGCACTAAGCATTTCATTGATTTCATAGCCCTTTTTATTATTTTTTTGCTTTAATTCAAATGGTGTTACAATCGTTGTGCCATTCTGATCTTTTAAATCCAATACTGCAATTATCCTATTTTCGCCTTTTTTGCCGCTATATTCTGCCTCAAAAATCATAAGAGGATCAGTCAAAGCCCGAGGTATTTGTTTTACAATATCCGGGGTCATTCCTTCACCATTAGCAACATTATGCTTGCCTATGGTGATTTTTTTTAGGTTTTTAGGACTTATTTCAACAGGTAATATTTCAGCACCAGCCAACTCCAAAGCGAGAGGCGTAGACATGACCGGAACGGCACCATCGCCCTCATAAGTATTTTGAACAATAGCATCAACATTTTTAGCAAAGTTTTGTTCATCAATAGCCAATTTTACCTCTGGCAGACTTTGATTTTCGCTCAACATACCTTGAACTTTACGTGTATCTCTTAACGGTTCTACACTAACCTCCTGCATTTTAAATTCAGGTAGATTCTCTTTGCTATTATCATATATATTATGCAAAATTTTTGATGCAGCATATGCCGCTCTTTTTTCTGTTTCGCCTAACAAAGATGACATTGCTGTTCTGTAGTTGAAAGTGTTCTCCTTTACTGCATGTTTTCCAGCTTTTAAGGATAATATATCAGAAATTGCACTTCCAAATGCGTCGACTATAAATGCTGACGGTTGTTCTTTTGCATACTTCCCAATATCTTTTTGAGAGAAAAATTGATATAACCCATATCCTGGCACAAATTCTTTGGCTGTCGAACCTACGCCTTTAATGCCTTCTTTTTTTACATTAGTTTCTAAGCTAGACAAAGCAAAAGGAGAAATAACTGGTGCGGCAAAACTACTTGGAGCTAACAGTGCTGTAGCCATTGCAACTGGTGCTATAGTTTCTTCTGTAAAATTGCCTGTAGCCTTCTTATACAGCTCCCCTGCTTTCTCCTGTTCTTCTGTCTGCATCGGAGCTGGAGCATTTGTATATCCGCCCTGCATCGGCGTTCCAGTCAATGCGAGTGGATTAGATACCGCAAGCCGGTTAGCTTGCCTACCGACCTCTTGTGCGCCTTGTATCGCTCCTGTAGAGAAATTACTTGCTATTTCTCCCAATCGTTCACCCACACCCTCAAAAAATTTACCTCTTTCTTCCGCAGTTACATCTTCCATTTTTTCTTCTAATGACGGTTCAACTTCACTCTGGCTATTTAAATAATTCTCAGCCACACGTTCTGCAGCTCGTTGAAAGAACCCTTTATTTTCAAGAACCGGTTTATTTGCAAACTTTGCCAGCATTTTTTCTCTTGCTGTTGACATTATTTTACACCGCCTTCAATTTTACCTAATTTATCCCACATAATAGTGTCAAGAATATATTGTTCATCAAAGCCATTTTCTTTAGCTATTTCCTGCACATATTCCGTTATTTCATTTTTAGAAGCACCTCTTTCCGCCATATATTCAATATCTGAAAGCATTTGTTTATACTCTTGGTTATTGCTATAGTCCTGTTTATAATCTCTGGTATGATAATTAGGATTCGCCCAAGCATAATAGTCATTCAAATGCCGAGCTGCTTTATCATATTTCTGTTGCTGAGCAGGAGTTATTTCATCAGCACTATCCATAGCACGGTTATTATATTCTTCCATTAACGCTAAATCTTTATTATAATTACCACTGTTTACATATTCCCACATTGTTTTATCCGCAGTAGTCATATAATTCGCAGGATTTCTAACTTCACGTTGAGCTTTTATCAACGATATTTTTTCTTTATTACTCAAATTAGAATCATTGATAAGCCTTACCGCTTCCGCTTCTGTAGGAGCTGTATTTATTTGCAAAGCCAAATTTTCCTTGTATTTTGCAATTTCCTGTTTTTTCGCATTATTTATATCAGACGCTCTAGCTTTAGCTAACTGTCGAACTTGTTTATACATCTGAGGATTAAACGGACTGCTGATCTCACTATTAGGGCTAAGATTTTGTTTATATTCACCTAAATGCAAATGATCTCCGCTACCGGCATTATGATAAATAACTTCGCCAAAATACGGTTCAAATACTTTTTTTAACCGTTCCTTTTGAGCTGCATTGATATTACCTAAATAAATATCAACAGCATTACCAGTAATATGATTACTATTGGGAACACCTCCAGCCCTAGTATTTCTCTCCTTATCTCTATATCCACTAGTAATCTCTGCAACATTTCCAAACCCCATTTGATTTAAAATTCCACCAATCAAATCCAAGGAATCTTTTAATTCCGGATTAAGATTCTTCAAATCAGGATTATCTCCAGTGCTGATTGGTATAGAATACGGAACAATTCCCTCTAAAATATCATTTTCAGGTCCAAAGTCCTGATCAATCATCTGGCTGAGTTTTGCTTCATCCACATATCCGTCAGCTCCAATACACTTATCGACTATATTATATGCAGTTTGGTAATAAACATTTTCGAGCCTAATTTTTGCAAGACTATTAGTCAGTGTAGTATATACATTAGGATCTATTATATCCTTATAAGTCCTAAGTAAAGTATCCGCACTGTTATAATCTTCTTTACTCATTGCATCGCCTATTGCTACTTTTAATCCATCAGTAACCGCAGCAATTTTTGCTCGCATTATAGTTTCATCGTCCCAACCCTTTTGTTCACCACGAATTTGCACTAAAGTACTGGTATCTTTTATGATTTCATTCATAGCATCTAAATCATTATAATTTATAAGCATATTGCTAATGTTATTGTTAGCAGCCGTGTTAAACCTGTTATCATCTGCTATTTGTCTCTGTTTTCTTTCGTGAGATGCCGCCGACCGAAGATAATTAAAGGCATTAGGATTGAATTTTTGTCTAAGCATTTGTGCACGTCTTTCGTTACCTAAGGTAGAAGCATACTTATCGAAAGTTTTGTTTATAAAATCTTCTGATTCTTTAAGGCTTCCTTCTGCATTTACGCCCTGCCGTCCAAGAATACCATCCTCTCCATTAAAGAAATTTATCAATTCCATATTCATTGCATTAGATGCATCTAAAACAGCTGCTATATCATCATTCTGCATTTGTTTAAAGACTGCTTCATTTGCAGCCCCCAATCCTCTACCAATAGCCTCATACCCAGCGCCATTACCGCCGTAGCTGTTTAAATCGCCTGGTCTTTGTACTTGCCCCTGTATTGTATTTGGATTTACTTGCTCTGCATATTGACTAAATTTCATTCTGTTTATACCTCCTTTTCGGGCATAGAAAAAGCGCTTTAACAAATTGTTAAGCGCTTAAAGGTGTGTTATAATGTTGTCCGAGATAGTTTGATAGTCGGATTCTCTCCCTGTCAAGGGAGGTGATAGCATGACTGTATACGAAGCCTTATCTTTGATGGTAACCTTTGGTACACTCGTTGCTATCATTTTGTCTAATCGCAAGTAATTTTACTTACATAAGACAAAAGACCAACTAATGGTGTAGTCGGCCTTTTCTTCAAGTCTATACTTTTCAGGAGAGAGCTGACATGCCAATATCAAGCTATCTCTTTTCATTTATTATATAATACATTCCGTACTAATGCAAGCACAGTCTGACTCAATCCCGATACAGTCCGAATTAATACCGATACAGTCTGTAAAATAGCAAGAAAATAAGCCCAACGTAAGGTCGCGGGCTCGCTTTCAATCACATTCTTGTTACGAGATGAGCTAACGCTACCACACGTTAAACTATCTCTTTTCCCATTTTACAATCATGAGGGAGAGCCAGCGTGCGACCACTGACTATCTCTTTTCGTTTATTATATAATACATTTCATATCAATGCAAGTTAAAATAAACTACCATAGTATAGCCCATATTTTTTGGGATTATAATTTCCAAAGGTCAGATTACCGCTGTTACCCCAACCATAACCATTACCACCTCTGCCATAAGATTGGGCTGCTCCGCCAGTTTTCCCGCTCCCGCCAAAATTGTTATATACGCTGAAAATGTTCGCAGCCGTTCCAAGAATAGTACCCATATTCTGTTGCTTAGCCTGCTGTTTAACATTGTAAGCAGAAGCTCTTGCCGCATTAGCCTGATTTTTATAATTCACTACACCAAGATAATTGCTCCACTGGTCGTTACGCTGATTACCTAAAAGCTGATTACTGTCTTTTCTATATGCTCTAAAACTCGAATCACTAAGGTCAAGAGCTGTACCCATATCACCGCTGATACCGGCAGCACCAAATGCGGCCGCCTGCTGACCTGCCGCAATACGGCGTCTATCATTGAGCTTTTGTTGTTCATAAGCATATTGCTCTGCTATCTGTTCACCACGCTTTGCCTGAATATCAGCATTTTGTTCTGCAGCCTGTGCCTGCGCATCATAATATGCCTGCTGTGCCTTAGCCTGCTGATTTGTAGACGAGATGGCAGATACACCCTGTAATGCTGTAAGCCCTATACCTAATGTCATTGGGTCTATACACATTATATACTCCCCTCCTCAATTACGAACGGAAGAAACTCTTTTCCGTTCTTTTTTATTTTTATCGGTGCCAGGAACATTGCCCCAAGTCTAGCAAGCCACCGTATCGAAGCAGAATTGCCACTATAAACATAATTATAAAGCCGTCCATATTCTTGCACCCATTTCTTGATTAGAAGCCTTGCAGCGCAAATAAGCAGCTCTTTTTTGAAACAGCTTATCCTTTTTGTCCCCAACATCCAAATTTCTTTTCCCGGAACACTGGGAATAGCAGCTAACCCTACAATACAAAGAATATTATCTTTCATATCCCTGTAAATATAACAATGTTCTGCATTTTCAATACTACTGGCAATCAGCGTTACTGCATCTTCATCGTATGCTTCTAATTCCTGCCTGTCGCTGTCCCGCAAATCTTTCAGCAACGCTGCAGCAATCTCTATTGCATTATCGACATCCGCTACTTCAACCTTATATTTTTTAGCCACCAAATGTCACCTGCCTTGTTACGCTTAGTAAATTAAATGGGTACGGCTCACTGCTTGTAATGCACAGCCTTCCGTCTCGATCAAACCCTCCTGTAGGTGGAGTAGCCTTTTTATCTCCACTATACAATTTCATATTTTCAGTCATACTAAATTCATCATAGGCGATAGCATCCTGATTCCCAAATTCGGTGCCAACTTCACCGCCAAGAGTATTCTCAACTCGTAAAATCGCTTCTGAGACCTGTTTAAATCTTCCCTGCATAGTTCCGTCCTGTAACTGGACTTCAATGTTTGGAAGCTCGATATTCATAGTATATGGTAATCCTGCAACTGCACGTTTAATTTGTATCGGCAATTTAACAGTGCCATCATCCTGCACCGTATAATTTCTCAATACACGTCCATCTCCTAACACAGAAATTGTATTACCGGCAAGATGACCAAGTCCTGTTAAAGTATCTGTTGCTTCCTCCATATCGTATTTTTTAGCACAGTCCAGCATTACATAATCATTCGGACTGTCACCATCATAATTATTATCAAAGCGTTCAATATAGCGAACCGTCTCTCCATTTACCACACGTTTTACAACAGCGTAGATACTATCTTCGTCCCCTTCTGGAATATTCACGACAGCTTCAAATTCGCCATCAGTAATGATCCTGGACCATGCGTATACTTCCTGCTCTCTTATATAAGACAGGCAAGCGATCGTGCCATCACTACGCACGAAATAAATTATACTGTCCGGCTCCTGCTTATAAGCTGAATCGATAATAGAAAGCCCCTTTATAATTTGCCCTGCCAGTATTGTTAATTCCATGCCACCATAACTGTCTGTTTCAAAGCTGTAGCCCATATCACGAACTGTCGAACCACGTCCCTGTACAAATACAATCCTATTGCCGATTGTAAGTGGCTCGCAATTACTGCAGCCTCTCGTAGTTTGCATTCTGGGTGTGATATTTGTTGGTGTTACAACCTCACTTCCAGAAACGATCCATTCGTTCCCTTGTGTTAAGACAAGAAGGTCAACAGATGGGATCAAATGTAAAATATCAAACTGTTTTCTGCTGATAAATGATGCAGCAATAGCACTGTCGTCCGTTATCGTCCCACTAACCTTCTCCACGCCAAAATTAGGATAATCCCCGCTTTTTGACATCCAAACCATATAAGGTCTTTTGTTATTTCCACCAAAACAAAGTCTGTCTTGAAAAAAGCATACTGTTTTTGGATAGCCGAAATTGCTGTCCCATGCTCCGAAAGCATAAGTAGTTGTACTTTCGGTAGACCCAAACGGCTCATTTACCATTGCCTTAATATTATATTCATCGATATAGCTAATTATTTTTGCTGTACCATCTTTAGTATAAGGAAGAGCGGTTAGTGTTACAGTCAAATCACCGCTCGTTATAGACGCCTCTATTCTCAAATAGGTAGTGTCTGTTACTGTCCCGCTTTCAGTAGGATTAAAATTGTTTGTGCTTGAATATTTACGGTATTCTTTCCATGTAGTACCATCTTCACTTTTTTGTATTTGGAAACTTCCGGTCCAGGAACCGCCAGAAATAACTTTCCAACTTTCTCCCACTACAACAGCGCCAGTAGTTCCAGTAGCATTGTCCTTCAAATTCAATTCTACTGAAAAAGATTCTACCTCGTGCGTCAGCCTGATGTTACCATCAATCAGCCCTTCGTTGAAAATCGGTCTATTGCTTGTAATGGTTACAGTACCTGTTGTGCTGGACGGCGTAACCTTTGGATTATCCTGAAACGCTATAGTAACCCAGCCGTTAGAGCCATCTGTTCCTGAAAGGTTATTTTCATCATAAGCAACACCTTTCTTACCACCAATGCCACCATTACCATAGTTGGTTCCGTCGCTTCCGTTCTTTGCACCATGTTCTTCCGAATAAGCTGCAGTAGCTCCACCACCACCTTGAGCTACCCAACCAAAAGCGCTGCTGCTTCCGCCGTTGCCACCAGCATTACCGTAACCAGCTCCATAATGCACAGCACCACCTTTGCCACCAGCTCCCACAGTTACAGGGAAACTATCACCTTCGGTCAAATCCATCTCAAAACTGTAAAAACCACCACGACCACCTGTGCCACCTGAACTTTGCTTATCACTTGCTTTTCTGGCTACACCACTGCCGCCACCGCCGCCACCAGCTACTTCTATTGTATAACGGCCATCTTTCGGGACTGTATACGTATAATTGCCAGGCGCCGTGTAAACAGCACTCTCAACCAAATCCATAGTTACCTCATCTTCAAAATAAGCATGAGTAATTTCAAAATCGCCAAACTTCCAATCATCTTCGCTATATCTAGCCAGTTGTTTTACTGGATAATTCCCACTTGTGATATATATAACATCTGCTGACTGAGCAAATCTCAATTTTTCCAAATCAGCTTCTGTAAAAGGCGTTACTATTTCTATCCCTAAATAATTCCCATTTCTGTGGATCCGAATATACTGATCGCCTATTTCAAGCAGATAATTAATATCATCGGTAAAATTAAATCCAGCCAGAATACACCTTTTATCAGCATATTTGGTAGCAATGCAGTAAACCGTACCACTACGACGATATGCAGGTCCATAAGGACGAATATAACAATTTTCAGCAGTCAAAAGAGCATATTGATATTTATCCAAATCGACACGATTAGCAACAGCATTAGATATCTCACCTGCAGTAAATGCAGGTTGCAGTACATAAAAAGGATTTGGTCCGCTTCCTCTAGCCATAATATCACATCCTCGCAGCAAAATAATTGTCAGGGTAATCCAGCTTATCCTGACGTTCAGCTGCTGTGGTATATTTTGCTCTGCTTAATGCAGCCTGTGCCAGCTGATACTGTGTTTGTTGGATAGTTCCATTACCATTTAACTGCAAGCAAATATTAAAGGCCAGCATTCTTGCCAGCGCCTCTGTAAAGTCCGAGCTAAAAAGTTCTGCATTCTCAGCATCATAAGTATACTCTAAATATGCCTGATATACGTTGCAGCCGATAGCCTGCGTATTGTCGCTAACCAAGAACAAATCATACTTGTCCCTCTCTAAACTGCTTACATTTTCTTTTTCATTAAATATGCGCCTTGCACATACACATTTCTCTGGATATGCATACACATACTTCCAATCAGGATTTAAAGCATCCAGTTCTGCAAGCCTGATAATCCTCTTAGCAAATCCCCAACTGTATTCTCGCAATAGTCCTTTTCTGCTATGGTCATAAAACAACTTACACTGCCTTGCAAGTTCGTTATTCTCATCAATAGAAGAAATGCGGCCTTTGGCTAAATAAGCCAAGGCCATATTACAAATATCTGTATTATTCATCACGGAAACACCTCCATGTTATTTTCCTCTTTATTAAAATAGGGACGCCTTTAAGACGTCCCTAAGTGCTTGTACATAGCCGTCACATGACTATATAGGTGTTATTTAATATTTTCTCTAATAAGCCTGATTAAATCTTGTTTGCTGGCATTTACCGGATATTTAATATCAGCATTATAGAGCTTAACTCTCAATTCATTGGCTGACATATCTTCAAGCCTTCTGCCAGGTATAACCGTCTTGCCGTTACTATATAAAATCATTTAAAATCAACATCCACAGCAAGAGCTGCAACAATTTTAGCAGCCGTTGCATTAGTAGGAGTACTGGATTCACTGGCCTTAATGCGCAGATATTTTTTTACTCCCAAAGGAACCTTAGCTCTCACAGGTGCCTTTTCGTCAAGTGTAAAACTTCCCAGTGCTACAGCCTCGCTGAACTCCTCATCATCAGCAGTCTCCAATGTCAAAGCAACGCTGCCGCTTTCAAGCTTCGGTCCTACATAAAGCCACATCGGATTAATGCTGTCACCGCCACCCATAGCGATAACATCACCGAGAACACCATCAACTAATTCTGCAGCAGGTTTCTCAAAGAAAATATTTTCCTTGTCTAATCTCATTATTCTTCACTCCTTATGCTTCAATTTTAGCTTCGTCTTCACGAATGCAGTCAAGTTTACGCACACGCATGCCATCTACATTTAATACTTTAATGCCATTAGCCAGCGTTTCCATCTCAACATGGACATTATTTTTATCGATCAAGCACAACTTGAACAGCGTATACATGCTGCGAGAGCAGTACATCATAACACTGTCAGGGTTTCTCAGTCGGTCATGGACCCGAATAACATTCTCAATAATCTTCTGTTTTTGAGCAGAAGTTGCAGATGCAAACTGTGCTGCATCAATATTACGAATAGCTCCGACAGCTCTGTAATCGCGAATAGTCAGCCCTACATTCCATGTCCATTTCGTAATCATTGCTTCAAATTCAGTTCCATCATCTGCCATGGTAGTTTGTTGTCCCAGATCTTCTTTTTTCAAACCAGCGCTGCCATTTTTAGGAAACACACCAGAACAGGTACGCTCACCCCAGTTTACGAAGTAAATAGAGGTATTCTTAGAACCACCGCCAGCATTAAGAGTGGTATAACCCTCAGCTGTCGGATCATCACCATTGCCAAAATAACGATGTCTGATATCGAATCCGTTAAATTCATCCGGAACCTCGCTAAGTCCGCCATAAATAACATCTTTAGCAATACGGTCGCCAAAGCCAGCTACAAATGCTAAATCTTCACTGTAGCGAAAAGCAGCAGGGTCATTCTGCAAACGCAAAAGCTCTACGTCCATCTTATTACGGTTTTCGTATAAAGTAGTCGTATCGTTGATTTGCTTTACCCCACTCTTTTTATAAGGAACACCGGTATTGATACGGCGGATAGAAGGTTCAGGAACTTTTGTACGCTGAGTAGTCACGATGCCAGTAGGAAGATTTCCTTCCATAAAGGTCATTTCTTCTAAAATTGGATTGGATTGAGATAAGACTTCAATGATATCATCTACATTCCCAGATGGATCAAGTCTACCTCTCCAGTCAGCCAAAGTATAAGCTAGTTGATTTAAAACTGCCATTATTCATTCATCCTCTCTTATTTTAATTTAGTAAAATCTGTTTTGTCATAGAATTTTTCAAGACTATTCCTCTGTGCAACAGGAGCACCAACACCTTTGCCAGGATCGCTTTCCAACAGCCTTCCGAGCATAGAAAAAGCGCGGATAACTTCAATTCTGTTACCTGCGCCTGTTTCGTTTAATGCCTGTCTGATACCCGGAACAGCTTTCTCTACATGTTCCACCGCAAGACCGCAAAGATTGATTGTACTATCAAACTCTGTTCCGAGCTCTTTTTTTGCCGTCTCGCCCCAGTTTTGGATTTCTGCATTTCGCTGTTCGATAACAGCGGTCATAGCAGCTTCTGCAATACCCTTCCCCCACTCACCGCCATACTTAACGATAGCGTTCGCCTGCTCGTTGTTAAGCCCCATATCCTTAATAACCTCTACAAACTTATCGCTTTCTTCCTGGCTGAACTCAAAGTCCCCCATAGCGGAAACAGTTTCTTTAAAGTCATAAGCGATCTGTTCAGCGTTTTCCTGAGATTGGGTTTCTGCTTTACCCCCAAGAAGGGTATCCTGAGATTGGGTTTCATGCTGTGTGTCCTCTTGCTGCTCAACTGTTTCTGTGCCCTGCGTGTTATCGTTGGCACTTGTGTTGGTTTCATTTTCCATTATTCATCGTCTCCTTCCAATTGTTCGGCAACTATTTTCTGTGCCTTGATTTGAGTATTTATATATTCAAGCTCAGCTTTTTGTTTGAGCTTTACTCCAGTGATACCAAGATTTTGAATATCGTTTAGAATCAATAAACCAACTTTTCGCATGCCCTCGTTATAAAAGGTCTGCGAATTACCAGTGAAGTTATCCGCATTAACTTTTGTTTTGTCCAGCAACCGCATTAAAAACCAGCGTCCGCTTTCGCTATTTAAGATGGTCAGCAGCGCATCTTGATCGCGTTTTTGAAGTTCTCTATAGAAAAACTCCTGCAATTTTGCTTGTCTGCTGTTTTGGTCTGTAATCGACTTATACACCACCTGCACCACCTCCCATACCAAGCCAAGCTGCCATTGCCGGATTTCCGTCATTTGCAGCCTCAGTCATGTTTTTTGCAGCCTGCGCTGCCGGTGCTGCTGCCTGCATAAGAGCCATTGCTTCCTGTGCCTGCTGCTGCTCTTGTAACGCCTGCTGCTCCTGCTCAATGAGCTTTTTAACGTCATCATCACTACGTTGCATAGCGGCAGGAGCGCCAAGCATTTCAAAATATTTGGACAAAGTTCCAATAGGATCAACTTTTTTTAGCACCTCTGGCCAAGCCTGCGCCATCTGCAGCGTAGTAGCAAGAGCCTGCTCAATATTAACAAGCCCACTCATTTTCTGTGCCTGTGCCAGCGGAGAAATATACTCAATTTTGATATCCTCATTACTTATGCGGTCCTGAATTTCAGGCGGTATCGGAGGGAAAGCTCCTGCTCTTTCAAGGATGTTATATATCCTTACAATGATTGGCGTTAGAAACTCATCCTGCAGACGTTCCACCACAGGACCAAGTTGTTGTAATTTTTCCTGTGTGCGCTCCATAACCTCGCGTGCTGTCATCTGCCCGTTATCTACGCTATCCAGCATCAAGAACAAATCTGCACTATAATGCCTTTTGATTGCATCCTCCGTGCGAATGATCTCCTGTGAAGCATGGTCAATATCTAAATTGATCTGGAATAGCGGCTGAACAAACTGCTGTGTCTGATCGTCTACAGCGGTCATTCCTCCAGGGATAAGATTGATACCACCATTGTTCAACAACGAGGCTGGGCCTTTCATCGGCGGCTTAACTCCAAGTTCAATGGCTGTCAGCAAGTCTTTTTTCATCATTTGAAGAGACTTACTGTCACCTTCAGCAAACCACCCTGGTCCTTTGGCATACGGCTCAAGACCATTGACGAGATACCTTGCGACTGGTATAGCCCATTCTTCGAATCCACCTACATATAGAAATTCATTATCCTGCGACTTATCAAGCCAATAAACTGACCTATAAGGCATATTCAACCTATCCATATATCCTGGAAGCCGTTTGTCATTTGGTTCTACAAGCCAATTTACAGTATGTTTTTTATCAAGTCCGGTGCCATTGGCTACCTGTTGCTGCAGATGTTGCGGCAAACTTTCACTGCCAAAGCAATCTACAATCTGTGATAATGTCATTTCATACTTGCGTGCGAATGTCTGTACTTTTCCAAACCCATCTACACCAAGCGCATAAGTCCCTATAGTCATAGGAACGCATCTAATACCTGTATTTGGGTCATAAAAAATTGCCATTGGGCATTGTCCAAATGGCAATTCAAGATATACCGAATGTATGCTGTTATAAAAATTACTTTTTGAAAGCACTGCGGCTACTATTTCCTGCCTTATGTCCAGTACTCTTGTAGCTTCAATATCGCCACTCATAGCGCTATTGCTAAAGCCTAATTTGAACCACTGGCGACTAGGCGGAGTTAAACCACTCATTACGCCTGCAGCAAATATTTGTGCAGCCAGCCATGCAACACCCTGGGCTATTTCCAAATCACGTCTGCGGGCAGGATTAGTTTTGTCAGCCGTATTATCAAATTCACCTATAAACGGCAGCTGATAATCTCTAATCTCTTTCCAACGGATTTCATAATCAAGCCGTTTTTCATAAAGATCTCGCATCTTTCTAACTAATTTTCTTTTTTCTGGCCAGTGGCTTTTTAAAGATGGTCCGTCTGACGGGTGCGTTTCCGCAGGCGCTCGTGCCGCAATTGTTTCAATTTCTTTCTGCTTTACTTTAGCTTTAGCCATTTTCAAACTCCTAACCTAAAGTTTTTCTTCCAGAACTGCTGCCTGCAATAGTATTACGATCAGTAGACACTTGAGTGGAAGCAAACCCGCGCCTTTTATTTTTCTTTGCCGGATCTGTTTCTGTTCCAGTCTCCGTACTGGTCACTGTCGTAGGAGCCGGAGGCGTTTCAACAACCTCAGGCATTCTAATACTCCCACCACCAAATACTTTCTTGAAAATTCCCATTGCTATCACTCCTTAAAATATCGAATATTCTGTATTACACATCATCTTCCGGCCATACCCAGGATCACCCGGTTTTAACCTTGGATAAACAGGCCTTGCAAAAGTCAGAGCAAGACCATCTGCAAGATCGGGGCTTTTACCAATCTTTTCCTTAATTTCTTCTTTAGGCTGTAAGATGATTTTGCCACGTTTACTAAACTTGTACTCTACGATACTAAGTTCGCTTTTTAATTCCGGCATATCAGGTATAGCGCCGCCAGACTTGAGCCATTCAAGCATCTTAAAATACATCTCAGCACGTATATTTTCAAAACGCTGTTCATGCAGTGCATTGCCCTGAAAGTAGACTTCACTGATATTGTTGTACCCCAACTGCCTAATGCGATCTATAACTCCAGCACCCATGACTCCGGCGTCAATAAAAGTCATATCGGCCTTATATCTTATTATCGCATCAATAACTCTTGCCGCCATATCCATAGTGTCCAGACCTTTGTAAACTAAAGGTTCATCTACCCATAGTCCCTGTCTCTTAAAAATAGTAGATCTGTCATCACCATATCTGGCTATATCAACGCCAAGAATAACTGGAGCTCCCTGCACGTCTTTTTCTTGAAGCAATCTGTGTGCTGCCTCTGTAACTAAATCAATAGGGATGACGACATTACTAGCCGATGCAGTAAAATCACAATAAAGTTCCTGACGTATTTCTATATCCGTCATATCTTCCATCATCGACTTAAGCTCTGCTTCATCCAACACACCGCTTTCATCAGCTCTATAAAGGCAGGTAAACCAGTCTTCGCTGCGTTGCGCTCTTTGGTATATCTCATAGAACTGATTCTGCCCTTTAGGTGTTCCGATAAAATAAGCGAAGCCCTTGCGGTCAGCTAACGCCGGCCGTATTACTTCGCCCCATAGTTCAGGCTTTATTTGAGCATATTCGTCAAGCACAACACCGTCCCAGTAAGTACCGCGCAACGCATCAGGCTTATCCGCACCTATAATATATATCCTTGCCCCAACAGCATTTTTATGCTTTGATGGCAGTTCTATAAACAGATCGCTTTCATTTACCTTTCTGCCAGGAATCGCGCTTGTGTAATACTTCAAATAGTTCCATGCAATCATCTTAGCCTGATTCCTAAACGGCGCTACATATGCGAACTGAGGGCTTATAAGCGTATTTTTGATAGCACTCTTAGTCAGCTCATTTATCATTCCTACAGTCTTACCATAACGTCTGTGAGCTACTATAACGGCGAAGCGATATTTATCAAGTGCAGGATGAATTATGTCTTTCCAAAGAGGCCTTGGCTTGTATGGTATAGTTATTACTTTCAACCATCATCACCAGCCCAACGAAAAGTAATTGGTTCACCATCTTTACCGCTAACCTCGCGCTTCTCTACAAATGCTGCTATCGATTTACCATATAGCTCAGATGCTTTAAGCCTATCATTCATACGCTCTTCTTCGTCTTCCATAACATCTAACCAGAAGTCTTTTAGTCTGCGAAGTTCATCTGCAACCTCTTCTTCTTGGATTCCACGAAGTTCGTTCATCCTGTCGCAAATGTTATCATTTGTCAACAGTCTTGCTGCCTGTTGCCTGGCGCTTCTCTCTGAATATCCTGCTTCTATGGCTGCCTGCTCCTGTGTTTTACCACCTGCAGCCATAAGCTGACAAAATTTCTCCTGTCTTGGATCTTTTAATGCAGCCATCTGTTATCACCACCTTTGCAAATAAAAAAGCACCTAACCGAAGTTAAGTGCTGTGTATTAAGTTATTAGAGAGTCATTGTTCCTAACTTGTCTCTTAAAATGTCATTAATTAGATTGCTCTTTGATACGATTTTTTCTAATTCAGAAGCAAGATCGTCTAACCTTCCCTCTAGGCTGTTTGAAGCAAGATGTTCTTCCTTACAGACAACACTACCACTATTAGGATCACTAAATATAAACATCTGCGTATTCTCAATACTTAAATTTAATGTCCTAGTAAGACGTTCAATGGTTTCTATTTGTTTTTCTAACGAGCCTTTTTCTTTATCACAAGTTGGAGTTGCCATACAGATATCGTTCATCATCACACCTCTTATTCTATATGCTAAATTCTGATATATATTACCGTGTTTTATCGGCTTTTTAAGGCTAAATTATTTATGTAGATTAAATATGCCGCTGTATCACCCCAACGGCAGGGTCGAGCAGTTGCCGGATTACCCAAACAACACACGCACCTTTAAGCGTGAATGGTGTTCCCCATCTATGCCGTACCCGTGGTCTGAGCTACACGGGCTTTGTTGTAAGCCCACTTACTTACAATACTATTTTATCATGTCAATATGTCGCCAAGTGTCGCCAATTCTTCTGTTTTTCTAGCAATTTCTCTGATTATTCTGTTCCTTGCTTTATATCCGCCTTGCCTTTCGTATCCATTCCGGTCGCAAGTAGCAATTCGTTTTTCCTTTTTTAGATACCAGTCACTAATAAATTTAGCATCTTTTGGGGAATCCAGTAACTCTATCAATTTATATGCTTTCATTCGCATTTTTTTATATGCTTCAGTTCTTTCAACAATGTAATTTTCCATGTCTGCGATATCAGCAACAACTTGAGCAATCTTATCTTGTGTTCCACCATGTACAGGGCCCATAGATAATGCTGATGTTATTTTTAGCGATTTAGCTTTTAACATTATAAGCTCTTCCTCTGCATCTTCTATCTGACCCTCTATAAATCTTACTCTTCCTAATATCGCTTTTACTTCATCTATAGTCATTACTACCTCCGACCAAAACAAAATACTAAAAAAACACACATAATAGCAAAATAAATTATCATCGCTAAATTATCGCCTATTTCAATCATTAAATACACCGTCCTCAATTCCAAAAGGGTATTCATCATCTACAAGAACACAGCCATTCTCAAAGCATACAGCGACTAACTGCTTATCTTCTATTCCATTTTCTTTGGCGTATTCATAAAGTTCTTTAATCGTCATCAAATACACCGTCCTCATTATTCAATATTATTAATATAGCTTCTGCCTGCTTTTTAGTTAGTTCTGCAGAAACAACTATTTCTTCACTATACGCTTCCTGTATATTGTAATAACAAACTAATCCATTAATACGATAAATTGGTATTAGTTCATACATTATGCTTCACTCACTTTCTAATAACCGGATAAAACCAACGGGCTTAATTTGCCAAGCACTAGGCAAATTAGCCTTAATTGCACATATATAATTAGCCCATTCATCACTATTGCCATGCTTTACCATAGAAAACGGGCATTTCTCGCAATCTCTATTTTTTAGGCATTCGTCTTGAATGGTCTGTAAGGCTTCTGATAATTTTTTGTAATCTGTCATTTTTCTTCTCCTTCCCGTCTGTTCCATGCAGCTATAGCTTTTTCTTGCCATGATTTAACTACTTTATGATCTTTTAAGTCATCCCAATATCTTTTAGTTTCAAATCCACAGCCGTCACAATAAATATATCCATCACATATAGCACAAGACATAAGTATTACTTCTTTATTTCCACAAAACGGACAAGGTTTTAATTTAGTCATTTTTCTTCACCGTCCTGTCTTTTTTTCATTGCTGCAAAGCCTAAATTCCATTCACTCGGAATAATTCGCTGTGTAAAAACGCAATACTTATTATTTACATCACCAAAGCAACATTTTTCGCAGGTTCTTCCAGCGCAATAATTTCTTATGATAATAGCTGCTTCTATGGCATCTGTATTTTTTTCTGATAAATCCTCTCTCAAATCTATAGAACTCCTTTCCGGTGGCGGTGATGGCGGTTTTTTAGGATCTAATTTAAAAATGTAGTGCATACATCTCACCGTCCTTTTTTATCCCCACAACTTTTTGGCTATTTCAACTTTTATTTTTAGCTCTTTAACATCTTTATTGGCATAAGCCAAGGAGTATGAATGGCTTCTTTGTATACTTCCGTCTTTCAATCCTTTATGATATTCAACAGCTTTTTCAAGTCTAGCTGAGAAATACTCTAGGCTTTCGGGCATTGCTAACGTTATTTCTTTTGATTTGGTTTCCCAGTACTCAGCTTTGCTCTTTTGTTCAGCTGCCTTATCTGCAAGTTCTACAGCCTTTTCACACCGTTTCCAGTTCCTTTCAATTAAGGCACGATGACGTTTTTCACTGTAATGTCCAACTTTTATTGGTTCCCCCAATGATAAAAATTCTTTACCTTCCTCCGCCGCTCTCCACTTATCATTGCTTTTCACTTGATTTTTTAGGGCAGCGTTGTTGTATCTTTCCGCCTTGCGTTCTGCATAACTTTGCTCATCAGTTCGGACAATAGAATAAAAATATTTATCATCTTTTTGTAACACCAAGTTATAAACTTCGCATTCAACTTCTTTTCCGTATTTCGTCTCAAGCTGAATAATTTCACCTTTTTTATACTCCTCTTCGCATTCTGCCACCCATACATTGGGACAGTATTTCTTAAATTTATTCATATCGTCTTATCGTCCTCTCAATCTCATCAACTGCTTATATTAAAAGGCCGCCCCCTGCGGTCTAATCAGCTCCCGCAGGCTATAAAATACACTTCCCTGTTAATTTTGTAATATTGTGCTGTACATAGTATTTATAGTGCTGAGGCAGTAGCAAAGCGACCGTTTTAATTAAATAAATTTAACCAATGTTCTTAATATCAATTAACCTCTCGATAATCATATTCTTCAACCGTTTTAATTTCATGTTAGTCTCCCCTATAGTTTTATATAGGCCCATTTACGAATATCTTTTAGATCAAAATCGCGTCCATAATCAGACCAACTACGGAAAGTTAATGTACAATCATCTGAAACTAATTGGGCTATTTCATAAGAATATTTATCTTCTTTAGACTGAATTAGTACCAATGCATCAAGAACCGGCAGACAATTTTTTGTTTTCTGCCATCCAACAATTTTATTTGTAGGTATCTTCATCCTCAATCTCCTTTAAAATTACACCTAATTCATAGTTAACCTCTCGTGTGATCATAGTCTTCGAACTTCTTAATCGTCCTAAATATCTGCTTATTGTTAACCCAACGCTGCAAATATTTTGTTTTTTCAGGAGCATTCAATTTATCAAAAATCATAATGTACGGATCATAGCCTATGTCTCTCAATGTATATACCCGATACAAATCTTCTTCATGCGTGCTGTTAAAATTAGTTAATACGTAAACACTAAGGTTTCTGCGACTACCTTTCCACGCAGCTCTGTATTCCTTTAATTTTTCTAGTGTTCCCATATCATTAGGATCGTCCCACGCAAAATGTATCATACTGTACTTAACCTTATTTATAGCACAGGCTTTTTCATCCGTCATAAGCCTAATATCCAAACCCTGAGTAAAATCTACATAGGCTCTACTCTCAGCCAGCTGTCCAAGTAAATTTTCCCAATCAGGACAAGCCAGCAAATTAGGATCAAGCAGCTTTATGTGCTTCTGACCACGCCAAAACTGCGATAAATCAGCAACTTTATACGCCTGTACACCTTCCTTTTGACCTACTATGCAGAATGGACACTGACGAGGACAACCTCTAGTTAAGTAACCATATGCTTTATTTTTGATAGCATATAAATCATAGTCAGGATAGCTACATTCAATATTTTGTGGCAACTTCCCCATTAAGTCGTAACCAGTTCCACCTTTAACGATTTCGTCAGCTTGATACGCTTGGATATCATCCGGCGTAAAGGAAAAAACTTTTGCCATATACACAATATCATAGCGCTCTAAACTTCCAGCCCAATGAACAATATCACCGTGTTTTTTATGCCATGCTGATATTTTCATCAAAGCTAAATTAGGAAAGTTATGTCCATCAACATCAACAAGTCCTATTTTCATGTTTATCTCCTCTATAGTTTTATATAGGCCCATTTACGAATATCTTTTAGATCAAATTCGCGTCCATAGTCAGACCAACTACGGAAAGTTAATGTACCATCATCTGAAACTAATTGGGCTATTTCATAAAAATATTTATCTTCTTTAGACTGAATTAGTACCAATGCATCAAGAACAGGCAGACAATTTTTTGTTTTCTGCCATCCAACAATTTTATTCGTAGGGATCTTCATCCTCAATCTCCTTTAAAATTACACCTATTGCCAAAATAACATTTACTGTAACAGAATTTCCTGCTTGTTGGTAAAGTCTACTGTTACTTATTCCTGCCGCCAAAGCTCTATCAAAGGCCCAATCAGGAAATCCCTGTAACCGCCAGCACTCCCTCGGTGTAAGCTTCCTAATCCTGCACCGAATTTTCCTGCGTGTTTTTTGTATACAGAGAATTCCATTGCAATTATCTTCTGAAAGCCCTTTATAATATCGAGCTGATAAGCAAGATGCTGTTTGAGCACCTACATTTTTTATTTTCATATTGTTTACAGGCGTACCAGACTTTTTAGAAATTTTTACAGGAACTAAATAAAGACCTGTCTTTGATCCTAATCCCCCGCCTTCTGCTTTCAAAGTCCTAGCAAGTCCTCTGCTATCATATATCCGAAACGCATCTGCCACACCTTTGGTTAATTCTTGCTGTTTGCAAGGATTTTCGCCGTTTGTTGGTCTGATAGGAAATACTTTTCGTCTACTTCCTTCTCCAAGATGTCCAATAATGAACACCCTTTCCCTGTTTTGCGGAACTCCAAAGTCTTTACTGTTAAGCACTTGCCATTCGCACTCGTACCCGACTTCTCCCAGCGAACAGAGCAATCTGGCAAAGTCAAAACCTCGTCCAATAGACAATAGATTTTTAACATTTTCAATGAGCAGCCATTCGGGTCTATCTTCTTTATTTCTCCCTTCAAGCAACCGTATAATTTCCCAGAAAAGCCCTGAACGTCCCCCCCGAATTCCCTTTTGTTTTCCTGCAATGGAGATATCTTGGCAGGGAAATCCGAAACACCAAAGAGGGACGGTTGGTATATCGTATGGTTTAACTGTTCTGATATCATATGCTTCCCATTCTCCTTCTGTCTCATATATTGCTTTATAAGCCGTTCTAGCGAACTTATCGAATTCACAAAAACCAGCACATTTATGTCCGGCCATTTCCAACCCTAGACGTATTCCCCCTATGCCGGAAAACAGGTCAATAAATTTCACCGCCAGTCCTCCCTACTTATGATCAACTTGAATTTTATCTTTCTGGCCTAGCCTTGATTCTTTCAAGCCCTTCAAAAAATTCCAGCTTAGTATCATCATCAACAGAATTAAGAATAGAATAGAAAGCACTTTGTGCATTCTTTGCCATATCACTATCTGGTCCCCAAACTGTAGAAGCTACTGTTGCAAGATTCCAAGCGTCAAAGATTTTTTCAAAAACTTTACTGTCCATCATTGTCGGAATCATCAGTCGGCTTACGATTTTTAGAAGCCCACGGATTAGGCGGTGGAGGTAGCGCCGCCGTTCCTTCTTCTAATTGTTTAGTGTCTTCAACGATTATTACCTCTGCATCCACTTCTTCGCCCTTAAAACTGTTGTAATATCCTTGTTCTACTGGTCTTTCAAGCTCCATTAATATCTCAACAGGTACATTGATTTTCTTGATTGACAAAATAACGTACTGGTCTGAGATAATAGTGTCTTTCTTTAATTCTGGCCACAGACTTTCTTCATTATTACTGCCAAAAACATTTGTTATTTTTACTACGCATTGGCGCCCGGTATATTCACCGTCAAAATATTCCTGCAGTAATAAAATATCATCTTCCTGATAGTTACGATCATTCTTCCTCAATTCAAATCTCTTTTTCCCCTTCTCTACCAATGGGAAAAATTCTGGTAATATTTTTAATTTATGGATCATCTTTTCCGCCCTCCACTTCTTAACCCTATCCTGGCTTCTTTTACTAAAGGATCAGTGCTGTACATTAAGCAGTTTGGACAAATTAGATATTCCCTGTGCCCAAAAGGATGTATATAACAATATCCATTTTCTGTATGCTTTTCACATATGCTGCAGTATCCTTTAGTCTTTGATTCTTTTTCTTGGGTATCACGATGCATACTATCGCTTCCTTTCACTCGCCTTTTTCATACAGGAATAGGAACAGTAAAATTCCCTTCTCGGCCGCCCTGATTTATAGCCGGACCGCCTTTGATAAACATAATTAGTTAAATCAGTACCCCACGGCAGGCATTTCTTTTTACCGCATTCGGCACACGTAATTTCCGGCAGCAGTGTATTAAGATTCAAATAGTGATTGTTACAGATATTTCTAACTACTCTTTTTTTACTTTTGCCCATATCAACGACCTCTATAATCTTTGATCATTCTATTGGCAAGCGGACCAGACAGCAGCGTTCCTTTTGTTTGTACGATACAGTTTTTATCATCACGACAAACTTTCACGGCCCGCATGAGCGACGGATCATAAAGAAGTTTCCAGTCCCCAGCTCTAAGCCGCTTCCCGCACCGAAAGCACTTAGAATTACTCATGTTTGGCACCTCCATTACCTTGTCCTTCGCCATTGCTTTCAATTATATTTTTGACAACCTTTTCTAAATCATTCCTGATATTCTTTAACGGTTCTAATATTGTTTTTAAAGCATCTTCAACATCAGCATAATCATTAGGATTAAATTCTATCTTTGCGGCCCCTTTACTCAAAAATTCCATCAGCTTTTGCTGTTGTTTAGATTGTTGTATTACCGCTTCATCATCGGTATAACCGAACCTATCCCATAGATAGGATTCAATACAGGCAATGCAAAAAAGCAGCTGATCTTCCACTTCTTTAATGACTGTAGCGGGAATGAACTCAAAGTGGCTTGAAATTTCTCCTACGGGACGATGTATCTCTATGGCTTTACTGTTATAACTCTCTTTCGTTTTGTATGAAATATTTATGGTAATGCTTGAAGCCTGGTCTGTTACTTCGTTTTTTATCTCTCTGAGCTTTTCTAATTTCTCTTTATAGTAGTCCCTCGTTTTTACATAAAAGCTCAATTCTTTTAGGCTTTCCTTGTTTAAATAGCGGATTTCCATCGTGATCATCCTTTCTGATTTTATGGTTGAAAATTTTTCAAATTCTGCTATAATATCTTTTGCACGAAGGCGTGCAAGGTTCTCCTATATTTGGTGGGTTTTTATTTTTGTTGTGATTTCCCCCATTCGCGGTTAGGTTATTCTAACCGCATCTTTTTTTATATATGGAATTGTTTTTATAGGATCTTTTATAAATAGCATTGGAGAAATACCAATCAAAATTTTTAAAATCCATATTGAAAATTTTTCAGCTTATGCTATAATAACTTTCGTACGGTCAGTACTCTCGTTTTCTAAATTTTTTCTCACAATTTTATCCATTCCCTTATGCTGTTAACACACCAACGTTAACAGCTTCTTTTTTTATTCAAATAAATCTTTGACTTCTACTTTCAGTACCTTAGCAATTCTCTCTAAAGTACTAAGTCGAACGTCCCCACCATTTTCAAGGCTTGTTAAAGAATTGAATGATATTCCAGTTTCCTTACATAGCCGATATTTACTTACCTTTTTTTCTAGTCTGACTTTTTGAACATTCAACATTTGACCAAAGCTCCCTCATTATGTTATTATTTGTATGCAGAATAAATAACTTATTCATAATGATGTTTCGATATTGGATTGGAGGTTTATTTATGAATGCTTTTGTAAAATTAAAAAGTAATGATTCTTTAACTATCAAAAATCTTTCATCTATCAAAACAAATTTAACCGACCAACAAAAAGACGTTGATATAAACAACTTTTTCTTGGACGAGATTCCGTATTTATTCATAGGAGATGAAAAACTATCTGTACACGGAATTGATATCGAATATATACTTCTAACAAAGAACTAAATCAAATTTCTTACATAGAGGATACACGTACAGTTGTATCCTCTTTTTATTTCTGAAATTTTTTTAATGATTGTTTCTAATTTCTCGATAGTTGTTGGACCTTCGACGTTAATTTTAACTACGAGCTCACCGCTACGATTTCCCATTTTTACCCCTTCTTTCTAAAACTTCTGACTTTACAGCCCCATTACCCGACCTTCTGCTACACCGCAGGTATGAATTAGAATTGCAGTCAGAATTGCTGCCGTTACGGTGAATACCCACATAGCAGGATAATGTGCTATGCTATCTAAACCATCTACGATAATATCTATTGCCGCTAAATAAAGCCCTTTCATTTTTCTGCCTCCTACTTTTAGTTACTAAAAAAAATCAATTTCACGATAAATAGACAAACTATACACATAAAAATTTTTCCATATAAAGCAACTCTTTTTAATTCTTCTACATCGTCCACCAGGTGATTTTCAGCATCATTCCATTTGATAGACTTATCAAGATCATTTGCCATACTAATTAAAAGACGATGTTTTTCTTTATCACTCATATGGCGTTCATCCATGATTTTTTTTATTTCTGTTTTTATTCCCGGAGGGAAAGGACTAGGTACTTCTATTACCTTAAACTCGTCTTTTCCCCCGATACTCAATGTTTCTTTCATTTTTCTGCCTCCTGTTCTTACCGTGTTACCAAACGGGCCTCTAACTGCCGTGCCCGCAGATCAATTCCAGCAAAATATAATCCCTTCCTCGTTAGCTCAAACCTCATAGTGTCTCCAAGCCGTACATCATAAGCCATAATATTTAGGAAATACCAACTTGTAACGAGATTATTCTTTACCTTTATAGGTTTATCAAGAGTTACTTTATGCCCAAATGCATATTGAGTAATCTTTACAACTTTTCTTCTAATGTACTTATCTTCCAAAGTATTTTTCAAAGTCTCAAACGCATTTTGTTCTTTCATATATTTCGCTCCTAACATTTGTTATTTTATTTTTGTCTGTATAAAATGCGGCATAAGAATGCGCGTTCCCGGTAAGGGAACTAAGTATACTTTCGTGTTACTTGGCATATCTTCTTTGACCGCCAATCCCCTGTCTGTATAACATACACTGCAGCCATATATCAGAAAACTTAATATCAGTGTTATCACTAAAACTTTCACGATACCGCCGCCTCTCTGTTTTTTAACCAAACTTCAAATTCAGCTTGTAGTTTTTTATCCTTGAACTTTCCATCAGGAAGCAGCATACTTTGAAGGCGTTCAACAACGTATTCTCCTAATGATCTAGCAGCATAATTATCTAATATGCCTTCCGTTTCAACTTCTACAACTCTGAACTCCTGCATATATCATTGCTCTCCTTTCCTCGTTGAACGCCTAAAAATATAATCTGTACCAGTAATACGATACCTAACTAAATCCAATATGATTTCCAATTCTTCTTCTGTAAATTTATGAAGTATAAGTATCTTTAAAATCTCGTTAACAACACTGTCTATTTGAAGACTTAATTTCCTACTTCCGGCAGGTGTATATCTATCAAAATCAACTTCATCAAGCAGAGATTGAACTTCTCTTAATATGTCTTCATCTTTTTTTAAGCCGACTCTCTTATTAGACTTCACACACACAGCCTTATGATCTGATTGGATCAGTAATCGCCTATTCTCGCCCTGCCTGCCAGCAGGGCTTTTTCCTTTTCTTTTTCGGGATTTCTTTTTTATCGAATCAAACATCACTATCTTCCGCTCCCTTCCTGCCTGTGTTTTTCATCTAAATAAGCCTTAGCTAATTCGTCTTCTGGCAAACTAGCATATTTTTTTATAAATTCTTCCTCTGGCATACTTTTGACAATCTTAATAAGCGTAAGTAATGCTTTAATTTGTTCAGCAGTTAACGGTTTATTTTTATCCACGGCATATCCCTCTTTCTAAGTTGATATACCAACCGAAACTGTGATATAATGTTCTCGTCAGCTTCGGCTGGCCCAAAGAAACACTCGCTAAACTTTTCCACGGTTGAGGCGGGTGTTTCTTTTTTTATATTCACATTTTGTTTATAAAACTATGAAGTTCAATATTTCATCTCCCTTTTTTAAGTCTTTTTCGTTTTAATTTTTACATTCTTCTAAATATCTAATTTCTTCTAGGCTCAATCCAAATAAATCAGAAATTGCAATCATTGTAGATAAATTCAAATCAGACTGTCGCTCACCTTTTTCTATGAGATTATATGCCTGTCTAGTAATCTTCATATGCATAGCAGCTTCATTTTGTGTAAATCCTTTTTTCTTACGAATATCCCTTAGCCACATTCTCATTGTTAACACCGTCCATTTTTGTTCACATTATGTTTACAAGAAAAATAATAGCACAGCTCATTTTATTTGTCAACACTATGTTACGCTTCCTTTTTGCGGTTAACTTTTTGTTTCTGTTATTTTCAAAGTCAACATATTGTTGCTATAATGGTACTATGTTAGGAGGGTTTTATATGTTTAGACTTAAAGAATTACGTGAAAGTAGAGGTTTAAGTAAAGCAACTATTGCCTCTGATTTGAATATCAGCCGTCAATCCTATGGTTATTATGAGAGTGGCGAAAGATCTCCAAATCTGGATATGCTCATTACTTTAGCCGATTATTTTGAGGTTTCTACAGATTATCTGTTGTGCCATGAGCCGAAAGGCAAAGAAAAATCGTTAAGTCCATTGGAAAAATTACACATAAAAAAATACCTTCAATTAGATATTGAAGGTAAAGCTGCAGTTGACAACGTATTAGATTTTGAATTTAGTAAAATTTCAAGAAAAGAAAGAGCTATACAAAACGCGGTAATATAATATTTCCAAATTTCTGGCATAAACATAAATAAAATTTATCTTAATAACATTATATAAATTTAACCGTGTCGAATTCGAGACGGTTAAATTCGCGCCCGAATTTTTTATTTACATCAAAAAGATTATCACTAATACAGGAGGTCCTCTAAATGAAAAAGATAATTTTGATTCTATCACTTTGTTTAAGTCTATTAGGATTATCATCTATAACTTATGCTGCCGAGTGGAATTGGATAGCCTCAAACGATAGTACTACCATTTCTTTTGATAAAGACAGTATACGTAAATCAGAAGATGATAAATATTTTGCATGGATAAAATACGAACATACAGAATCAGAAGGGGCTAAAATATCAGACGATTTAAAACTTGCTGAACCTATTTCTTATCAATTACATAGGTTGGAATTTGATTATAAAAATGAATCTATCAAAACACAGTCAGTAGTTATTTATGATAAAAATGGTACTACTTTAGCAAGTTATACCGATAAATATTCCCTTGAACGATTTGAACCTATTATTCCTGGTTCTATCGGTGAAAAAATTTTTTATGCAACTTTTGCGGAATATCAGAATAAATATGGGAAAGTTTAGGAAACATCATTCTGATAAAATAAAAAGCCCGCTATCTATGAAGACAGCAGGATAGTGACCAATCGCCAACGATTGTAGTCCTTTCATCTGATAATTCTATCATATCTATCTTACTTTTTAAAAGGAGTCATACATAAATGATTAACAGTATTCAATATACACAAGATACTCAAGAAGATTTATACAACTTACTTAAAATTTTAAAGTTACCAGTACGAATACTTAATAATAACATGAATTATTGGTTTGTGCGGACAGAATCTGGCAAATATTATAAAGATTTTTTGTTTAATAGTTATATTGCTGTTGGTTGGAACTATATTAATATTTTATCCAAAGATAACGATGACGAAAAAACAATAAAACTCATTAAAGAAAAATACCCCGATGCTATACCAGGAAGAGTTCTGAATCCTATTAAACGTTTTTGTCAAGAAATGCAACCCGGTGATTTAGTTATAATACCAAGTACATCTTCTGCAACTTTTGCTTTTGGTATTATAAAATCTGATCCATATATAGAAACTATAAAAGAACAATATGTTAGTGATGATCTTTCAGTATCATGTCCATATATTAAAAGAAGAACCGTTAAATGGTTAAGTTCATTAGAAAGGCATCGGTTAGACCCAAATTTATTTCAATTTTTCCGAGCACATCAAACCATTTCTAACGCTACCAGATATGCAGATTATATAGACAGAACTTTAAATACATTATACATAAAAAATGATATTGCTCATATAATTTTAGACGTATGTACTCAAAAGAATATTCCAGCTAATAAATTGATTAAATTTATTTCAGGATTACTGAACTATTTGAACAAAGTAACAGACGACCCTACCGCTTCAAATGATATAGATATAAAGCTAAACGTACAATCTCCTGGCATATTAGAATTCATTGGTTCACCTATAAAAATCGCTATTATAGCTCTAATATTTCTTTTCATTGTCGGTGGAGAGGCCAAATTTAGTAAGCAGGGATATGATATTGAATTCAGCCTCAAAACTCAGGGCTTAATTGAAAAAGGAATACAATACTATGAACGAGTATTAAAAGAAAATATAGATCCTTCTGAACTAAAAGATGAAATTGAACAATTAAAAATAAAAGACCCAACAGGTATACCGCGGGTCTAAACTAATTGATTATTATATTTTTTCTTATTATCAAAAATACAACAATTATAAAACTTACATACCATCGTACTTTTTTAAATTCATTAATATAATCATTCACTCCATAATACACTATCAAACTTAAAACAAGATTTAAAAGTGATATCAGCAAGGCTAAAACACTAATATATGAAATTATTTCTATAATCATAGTGTTATCCCCCTTCTGAAATGACTATGTATTTTCCCACTTCACCTAATTTATTCAATTTTATTTTATCATACTAAAAAAAAAAATCCAACCCAAATCACTTCTCCATCAATACTAAGAATCATAAAAAATGGCCCCGCTGTCATATAGACAACGGGGCACCGACCGACCACGTATGGTAACGGTCCATACATCTGATTATATTTTATCGTACTTATCACTAAAAATCAATACGTCAAACAAATAGTTAGGAGTTGTTTTTATGTCAAATGCCGTTATATACGCCCGCTATTCTTCCGGGCATCAGCGTGAAGAAAGTATTGAGGGACAGATTAGAGAATGCACAAATTTTGCAAAACGTAATGGCCTAACTATTGTCGAACACTATATAGACAGAGCAATTAGCGCCAAAACCGATGATCGTCCGTCATTTCAACAAATGGTAGCTGACAGCAGCAAAAAAACATTTGATACAATCATAGTCTACACATTAGACCGCTTTGCTCGTAATCGCTATGACAGTGCTGTTTACAAAGCGAAGTTAAAAAGAAACGGCGTTCGAGTATTATCTGCTAAGGAAAATATCACCAGCGATCCTTCTGGAATTATTCTTGAAAGCGTTTTGGAAGGTATGGCAGAGTATTATTCGGTAGAGCTTGCACAAAAAGTAAAGCGCGGTATGACAGAAAATGCGTTAGCCTGCCGCTGGGCTTCCGGTAGAATACCTTTCGGTTACACCATTGATGCCGATAAACATCTTCATCCGGACCCCGCGTTAGTACCTATCGTTCAAGAAGCTTTTGAAATGTACGCCGCCGGGGCTAAAATAGTCGATATCGCAAGAAAAATCAACAGTTATCATGTCGTCACTGGTATGGGTAATAAATTCGGTCGTTCCAGCTTTGACCGGATGATAAGATCAGAAACTTATATCGGTGTATTTAAGTGGAACGATATCAGAAAAGAAAATGCTATACCGCCAATTATCACGCCAGAACTTTTTTATAAATGCCAGGCTAGATATAATGCCCGCAACAGAAAAAATGTGGCTCGCCCCTCGGCTATTTACCTTTTGTCAGGAAAACTACGCTGTGGATGCTGCGGTGGAAGCATGTGTGGCATGAGTGGCAAAAGCAGAAACGGTACTATGCATTATTATTATTCTTGTTATTCAACTCGCCGCCGGACTTCCCATTGTGATATAGGAAATATACGTCGTGATGAAATTGAACATATTATTGCAGCACACGCCGCTTCCATTTTGAAAAAACCAATAAATTTAGACATTATTGCTAATCAAGCTTTAAAAACTAATAACAGCGTAAAAAACTATCGTTTAGAAAGCCTGATTCAACAAGAAAAAGACCTTACCCAGAAACTAGAAAACTGCATGAAGGCTATTGATCAAGGTTTGGTATCTATTACTTTAATGGATCGGATCAAACAATATGAAGCTGACTTACAATCAGTCAAAAATGATATCTCTCTTGAAAAAATAAAATCTAATCCAATCCAAGTTACCAAAGAACATATTATTTTCTTTTTAGAAAAATTTGCACTCCTAGAAGGTGAAAAATTTAAGGATCGTATCATTTCCACAATGGTAAGAGATATCGTAATAAAAAAAGAAAAAGACGGCAACTATTTAGTCACCGTCCAATATAATTATGCGAATTCCAAAGAACTTCCTAACGAAGAAAGCTATTCTGTTCCTGAATCTATTGGTTCGCAAGATGTTGAGTTGGTGGAGACAAGCGGGATCGAACCGCTGACCTCTTGA